AGCGTCTAGAGAAATGGGCGAATGAAAGAAGAAACAACTTGGCTGTTGCTATAGATCAAATGCCGTATGTCTGTGCCGGGTTCACTATAGTAGGGTTCATCTCAGGAACTATACTAGGGTATATGTTGTAGTATCGTGAATTAACCCCGACCATCTAAGGCCGGGGTTTGTATTCTATTTATTAAGTTTTTTATCAACTGACTGAATAATACGGTCAGCTACATATTCAGAATATTTCTGTCCATCAGGCAGACTCTCTCCTATAATTAAAGGAGATTTTTTAATTTCATCAATAAAAACTTTTTTAATATTTTCAAAAGTTTTGTCTTCGACAATATCATCTGCAGCCTGTCTTAACATATAACCAAGACTATGCCCTTTCATAGTTCCAATCTCACGAAGCTTTTCAATAATCTCTGTTTCTATTTGGATAGAAAATGTTCTGGTTTCTTTTCCAATCTTATGGATTCTGTTTTTACCAGCCATCACGCCCTCCTAAAATGGAATCTCATCATCGTGTAATGATGATTCTTGTTGAGTATTATTCTCTGGTTGAGATTGTTCTTGATATTTTTCTTTAGGAACATGTTTCTTGATACTCAAGCTGTAAAAGTTCTCGCCATCTTTCTTTTGTTTTGTCCAAGCAGAGACTCTAATCTCTGTCTTTTCTTTGGCTTTAAACTTTTCGCTAAGATCTTGCAAGACATCATGTCCCAACTCTATAGTTCCTTGGAAATCAGGTTGAGTTGGTTTATCTTTTCTGCTGTTCTTCCACAGCACACCAGAATTAGTATTATCGTATGTTGGCATATGTAATTCTCCTAAGTTTCTTGTTGTGGGTAGTCTGTTTCTTCATCTACCTGGTTAAGTTTATCTTCAAGCTCTTCTTTCTTTGCCTCAATTCTTTTTATCATATCATTATAAGAATCAATACTAAGACCTTTAATCCTTTCTCCACTTCTCTTATTGATTTTAAGATAGGCTTTGAAGTCTTTTAAATTGTCGAAATTCATTTTCTCATCATCAAACTTGCTAAGATGACGCTCTAATAAAGCTTTGTTTTCTTTCTGAACAGCTATATTATCTTCTGCTAGATTAGCATCGTCATCTTTCTGATGACCTATCCCACACGCTAAACTCAATGAGTATCTCTTTGCGTATGTGTACCCTGACCCTCTGCCTTGAGGAGTTCGATCAGTAGGGATTGTTATTTTACCAGTTTTTAACATTGCATTATGTCCATAGAATACTGTTTCAACACAGACCCCATCTTCTATGTCGTATGATTGTTGTTGGAAATATATGCCATTATCATTCAATGGTTTCTTTACCGTTGAGATAACTGCTTCAAGGGTTGCGTACCCACTTTTAAAGTATGGATTATTACCATCCTTTGTTGCGTGTTCTATTTGAGATTGAGCTTTGATTAAAGCTTCAATTAATTCACTCATCTTTTCCATTAGTATCCTCCAGTTATATATTTGGTTTTAATATTAAGTTTAAATATTTTTTTTAATTTTATAATTATCTTTTACTCCTAAACCATTGTTCACAAAAGTCGCTGACATTACAGTAACTCTGACAGCGTGTATCTTCAGGGATTCTATCTTCTACATAACCTCCCTTTATCTTAGAGCAGTGTAGTTCTGCTTCGTAGCGATCTGAGAATAATTTCTCAGCCCTCTTCTTACCTGCCCTCATAACTGCATATGTATGGCCTTGCATCCATCTTTCTTCATCAGTGCAGGGGGGTAACATTTTAGTTTCCTCATAAAGATCTTTAGCTTCTTTATGGAGAAAGATTCTTTCTTCTATGTATTCTCTTTGCTCTACATCAGACCACAACCTTACAGGCATATCTACAACCCAGGACTGAGGATATTCTTTATCTCTCATAGCAGCCCTTTGCTTCCAGTCTCTAAGGATTGCAGTAACAATAAGCTTGTTTACTTTCTTTATAGGCTCTCTATTAAATAAAAGAGGATCTCCTGTATCAAGACGTACACCATGCTTAATCATATAAGCGTAAAGATTTAACTGTCTTTCCCACTCTACCTTTCCTGATCTAACAGAATACTCCCCGGTGTATTTATAATCACTAAGGATTACTTTATTATCCTTCAAGGAAATAACATCAGGTTGACCAGAGATTTTTAATCCATTCATTTCCAAGACAAGCCTGGCCTCAACAATTGAAGGGTAAGGCAACGGCACAGAAGCTAACTTCTCGTGAATTATGGTGCCGAGCATAGCTGGAATCTGATTGTTTAAATCAGAGGATAGGTTGCTTTCATTTTGAACCTTTAATATCTTAATCTTTGGACTGTCTATGAGTTGTGTCACACTGATATCAACATCACCCTTCTCATAGGAGATAGTATTGTAGACTTGTTCAAAGATAGTATTTATATTATGTCTATTACTTATTTTCATAAATTTCTCCTTATGAGTAGTTATTAACAAGTATTGTTAGGTATTGTCAATGGAAAAAGAGTGTGCTAGTTTTATAATATACGGTGAGCCAGCTTCAAAAGCTAACTCAAGGAAGCTTGTTAAGTTTGGTAACAGGCCAGCGTTTATTAAGTCTGATAAAGCAAGGGCTTATTTAAAAGATTTTAAGTTACAGGTTCCGACACTTGATACTTTAATGGAGGGGGAGTTAATAGTTACAATGACTATTTGGTATAAGTCCAGAAGACCTGACCTGGATGAGTCTTTGATATTAGACGCTATGGAAGGCCACATATACAAGAATGACAGGCAAGTTAGGGAGAAGCACATTTATTGGGGATTAGATAAGACAAACCCTCGTGCTAATATCTCTGTAGATTATAAATAAATAAGGCTGTCACATGGAAGGACAGCCTTATTAAACATTGGAGGAGAAATATGAGAGGGAGAGACAAATCATACTTAATCCGAGGAGGATATTACATTAATGAATAAAAATGTCAACATTCATAATGTAATAGTTGATAGAGCAGAAGCAATATCAGCAGAGCAGTGCAGAGTTATCTGCCCTTATTGTAGCCCTACAAGAAAAAAGAAAAAAGAGAGAACTTTATCTGTCAAGAAAGAGCCAGATAAATTTTTCTATCAATGTCATCATTGTGGAGAATCAGGGGTAATTAGAGAGATGAGTAAAGTAACTTACATACCAAAGCCAAAGACACCATTAAAGTTAGTGTCTACAAACAACGGAGCTTTTTCTTTTCTAAAGGAAAGAGGTATCAGTCAGAAAACAATAGATCATTTTAATGTATTTGAATGTGATAAATACTTTCCTAAACATGGGGATCAACCAGCTATAGGTTTCCCTTACAAAAAAGATGGTGAAAACTATGCCGTCAAGTATAGATGCACAACACACAAAGCTTTTACGCAGGATGGTGGGGGAGCAAATAGTTTTTTTGGTCTTCAGCACATTAAAGAAGATGCGAAAGAGATATGTATTGTTGAGGGCGAACTAGATGGACTTACTTTGTATGAGTGTGGTTATGAAAATGTTGTTTCAGTTCCCGGTGGTGCGCCTATTAAAGTTAAGGATAATAAAATTGATCCCAAAGAAGACAAAAAGTTTTCTTATTTGTGGGAATCAAAAGATATGCTGCAAAATGTAGAACGTATTATCTTAGCAGTAGATAATGACACACAAGGATCTGCTCTTGCAGAAGAAATAGCAAGGAGAGTTGGTAAACCTAAATGTTTTATAGTTGAGTATCCTACAGGATGCAAAGATAGTAATGATGTTTTAAATAATCATGGAAAAAAAGTTCTTAATGATTTAATTAACAACGCTAAACCTTGGCCGATCATGGGGCTGTATGGGGTTGAACATTACGATGATAGAATAGAAGATCTCTACGACAACGGCACTGCTAAAGGTGAAAGTACCGGGTTTGATACTCTTGATAATCTTTTTACTATTTGTCTCGGTCAATTAAGTGTTGTTACTGGTCATCCATCATCAGGTAAATCAGAATTTGTTGATGCTATGATGGTCAATCTTGCTGAACAAAAGCAATGGAAGTTTGCTATATGTTCTTTTGAGAATGATCCTCCTACACACAGTGCAAAATTGATGGAGAAAAGATCACGAACTCCTTTCTTTGATGGTCCTAATAAGAAAATGACAAAAGAAGAAATGTATCAGCATAAAGACTGGGTGAAAGATCATTTTATTTTTCTTGATCAGAATGATGGCGAGCCTTCTACTATTGATTCTATTTTAGAAAGAACAAAGGTTGCTATTTTAAGGAAGGGTATAAGAGGTTTAGTCATTGATCCTTATAACTTTATACAAATGAGCAAGCAAACAACTGAAACAGATGCTATCTCTGAGATGCTAACAAGAGTTCGATTGTTTGCAAAGGCTAATGATATACATGTTTGGTTTGTTGCTCATCCTGCAAAGATGATAAGAGAGGGAGGGCTGTTCCCATGTCCTAGAGGTTACGATATAAGCGGAAGTGCTGCTTGGTTTGCAAAGGCAGACCTTGGTATATCAGTTCATAGAGATCCTAGCAAAGAAAACATAAGTGAAATTCATGTGTGGAAGTGTAGATTTAAGTGGGTTGGGCAACAAGGAATGGGTCTTTTGAAATACAATAAGCGTGACGGAACTTATTCCAGTGTAACAATTGATTTTTAAAGGGAGATGAAATGACTAAGAAACATAAAGGTATAATAATACATATGAATGGCGTGACTAACCGTTTTGCTACTGCTATCTCTGATTCTCCGTCTGGTTTTTTTATCGAACCTGTTGATGATGATGGATATAAGGCTTTAGAAAAATGGCATCCTGATGAAATATGGGACAAGGAAAGAGATGGTTATATTCTTTTTGAGAAAGAAAACAAACGCAGTCAGCGGCAGAATAGAATGTACTGGGCTTTAATTGATTTAGTTCTTAATAACCAAGATTTCTTTCAATCAAAGGAACATCTTTCTCATTATATTAAATTAAAGACTGGTCATGTAGACCTTCTTAAATATAAAGGTGAGGTTATTGAGGTTCCTAAATCAATATCATTTAGTTCAACTAAACAGGAAGAATTTAATTACTTTATTGATAAGGCTATAGACTTTATAATATCAGATGAAGGTTTATGGCCGGGTGTACATAAAGATACTGTGCTTAACGAAGTTTATGATATTATAGGAGCATCTTATAATTGATAATGTTATTTAAAATAGATTGGAAATAATTTAATGCGAAAAAAAATTAAAAGAAAAAATGTAATTAATGATGAAACAAAATATAATTTAATGAAATTATACACTGATGGATGTTCTTACAAAGAAATAAGTAGTAAATTAAATATTAATCAAGGTAGCATTTGCAATATTATTAGAAAGCTTAATGTACCTACCAGAAAAAAAGAAACCTTATCTTTTCCTAAACCTAATGTTAATCCTAATCTTGTTGGAGCTTTTGGTAAAGGTTTCTGGGATGATAATTTAGTTATGAAATGTTAAGAGATAAAAAATGGTTAGCTATAGTAAGAAGAAAACTTCCTTGTGTTGTTTGTTTGAAATCTCCTTGTGATCCTGCTCATGTAAGAATAGGATTTAATGGTACTGGAATTAAACCGGGTGATGATAAGGTGGTACCTTTATGTAGGATACATCACAGTGAGCAACATCATATAGGAGAAAAAAGATTTTGGAAAAATCTTGGTATTAATCCTCTTGATTTAGCTGAAAAGATTTATAACAAGGATGCTATGAAAGCATCCTTGTTAATTAAACAAGCTAGGTTAGGTTAGTGTTGTAAAAAATATAACTACTATACTAAGCAGCCATGCAGATACTAAGGCTTTAGGAAATGCATCAAGGTTATTTCTTGTTATATAATATAACCATATAGCTGGAGATATGGTAATTAAGAATGATAAGGTTACATTAAAATAATATAGTATCATTCAAGACACTTTCTTCTTGATGTAGCGTAAAAGCCAAGCTTAACAGCATCTACTGGAACTTTAAATTCTTTTCCTGAGTTGCTACAAATCACAGGATACTTAGGAGCTTTTGTGTTAAGTCCAATTACAGTATAGGTTTTACCGTGTCTTTGAAAAGATTTACCTAACCATTCTTTTTCTAAACCAAACCTTGTATGAAAAGCTTTGTAATCAATTGCTTGTTTAGTAAACAGTTCTCCATTTTTTGGTTCGAGATTAGCTTGAATTTTTCCTGTAAAATTATAGTTTTGAAAACTTACATTACCTAGTTCAATTTGAATACCAAAAGTACGGCCAATTAAATTAAGACTATTGTTAATTGCTTGTCTTAATTCAGTTAAGTTTTCTTTGTTAAACTGTTCTATTTTCTCTACTCTCATATTATTCTCCTAATGTTTCATGTGTTTAGATAGTTCTATGTCTGGGTCGTTTATAAATTGATTTAGTAATCCATATACAGCTTCATCAAGATTTTTTTCTTTTATGTCATCGTTTAAATCCTTAATAATAACTTTATGATAAAGAGCAGAACACATCAAACAAGAAAATAGTTTTACTGTTTCATGATGCTCTGGTGGCATGTTTATAGTTTGTTGCTCTATAAAATTTATTAAATCTGCACATAAATGTCCTGCTAAATCTAAAGAAATTTCTGTTTCTTCTTCTTGTTCTTCTTCTGATTTGTCTGTCATATCTTTTCTCCTAATGATTTAATTTTTTAAATAAAACCTTGAAGGCTTTCTCAGCTACACCTGGCACAACACCATTACCAAGCAACCTTAATCTGTCTGTTCTGTTTTGATTTGAGTCCACCCTACTGGCAGACCCATCAATTGCTCCACCCAGTTTGGATTTAGTTTCAAAGACACGGGGTTCTTCCCACTCGTATTGGGGTACGTTGGGTCT